AGAAAGAGTTTGAAGCACTCTCCAAATGTGTTGATGGGAGGATCGCATACTACGAGAGGAACATCACCAAAGCGAAGCAGAACAGAAGGCACAATCCCAAAGGACTATTCGCTCGGCAACTAAACACATTCACCAGCATTCAAAAGAAACTCGCTTAGGCGACACCACCAAGACCACAAGGAGGTCAAAATGAAATTAATCAAAGTGCCAACAGAACAGATCAGGCAAAGGATCTACTGCGAAGGCTACGACCAGATCATGAGCGATCTCGGAATCACTGATCCGAACCTCGTGCCATGGAAAGCAACCTCATCGCTTGATGTGGTTGACCGACTGCTCACAGCCTTGGAGACTTGGCATCAGCAGAAGGAGACCATGGGCGAGAGCAAAGCGACTCAACGATTGAATGATGTGCTTGGTCATCATCGGTTCAGTCCAGAGTTCAAATCAATTCAAGACGAATGGATTGATGGTTGCCCTCAATGGGATCAACAGGAAGAAGAAGCCATCGTCATTGACGACAGTGACATCGGCGAGCCGGTCAAAGAGATCCGCCGAGAGGGACAACGGATCCTGAAGTCAGGGACCAACGTGTATGTCCAACTCAAGCGATGCAAAGGCACACGCAAAGATCAAGGATACGTCGTTGAGTGTTATGAGAACGGATACGTCAAAGTCAACCTTGATGGATTCGGTGAAGCGATGACAGTGCCAGTTGATGAGTTCGTTGTGGCTCGTCAAGGAACGACCAACAGATAGGAGAAACCAGAATGGCGAAGAAGAAACCAACGAAGAAGAAACCATGGCAATCATTGAAGCAAGACTCACCGACTGTCAGGAAAGTGATGGAGGACAAACTGATCGCCGGACTCAGATCAGAGTTCCCAGACATGTCCGATGATGAGATCCGATGCGCTGTCCACAAAGATGAAGTCTGGGGCAATGATCGCTACACGGTCAGCGTCACGTTCAAGGACAATCGGAAGCGTGAAGGATACTTGGAGATCGGCGTTCACAATCACAACCGGACAACGATCGTTCCATGGGCGCACATGCAACAGATCAAGAACGAGGTTGCTGGACCGGAACGTGAAGCGGTGATGATCTACCCAGCCGAGTCCAGACTCGTGGACACAGCGAACGAGTATTGGATCTATGTCTACCCGACCGGAGAGTTCCCACGTTGGGAATCCATCGTTGACTCTGACGGCAACCCTGTTGAGGTTCCGTTGGGAATGAATCAGGGAAGGAACGTCCAGTACGAAGATCGGAACCCGATGCTTAGATCCAAGCAGGGCGAGCAACTGGTCGTGAGCGATCAAAATGGGGAGGCGTAGGAGGCATGAGAGCAAAATTTTTGGAGTTGACTGGACCATTGGTCCACTCAAATCCGACAGTGATGAATGATGGAACCGGAGGCTCGTACCCTCAAAACGACGAAGGCAAGTTAGCGCTGACGAACCGGAGTTGGTTGGCTGGCAATCTCTCAGCCGTAATCGGAAGTCCTTTGGCGATAAGTTCTCCGGTTCTTTCAATCATCACTGATTTCAATGTTTTGGTCTTTTTGGGACTGTTTTCGGAGAGAGATTTATGAGGGCTGACCAGCACTTTTGCAGAAATCTTCAAATAAGTTGCATGAAACTAGGTATCTATGCCTATTATGTACTTATGGAAACAACGATCACAAAGGAGATCAAAATGAGTAAATTTAGAGAAACACAAACACGGAAATATCGTAGATTAATAAGAAAGTCTGCCGAATCACGCAAAGTTCGTGAAGTCTACCAGCCATATCACACATACATCAGTGCAACTGAAGGCAGGGAATACTGCCAAGAAATTCCAACCGAAATCCACGTTGTAATACAAGACGAGTGGGACGGCGGAATGTTAGATATCACGCTTAATGCAGAAATGATTGCTGAAATTGTAAGACTTGACAAAGCCATCAAGAAAGATGGCGGTTACTCCCGACCAGCAGAAGGCTAAGGCGCAATCATGAACCGGACTACTGACTCCAAGAAATCAAATACCTACGAAATAGAAAACGCCTTCTGGACCGCACTCGGCGAAAACAAAGTTGACGTTGCTTCTATCGCTGACGCTCAAGAACTCGTTGACGTTCTTTGTTCAGAGTTCGGCGTGGAAGCAATCACGGTCGTTCAGGGCGACAAAGGCAAAGCCTCTTTCTGGAGAGTATGGGGACGCACCATCTCAATCCTCCCACAGATGATGAAGCGCTGGATCGTTGTTCACGAGTTCGCTCACGCTCTCAACGATCACCGCATGGATCTCCTCAAGGGAGAAGTTGGTATCGCTCTCCCAGCCGGACTCACCGCCGGTCATGGTCCAGCGTTCCTCAACGCTTACGTTGATGTCGTCCGGTTCGTTTACGGTGACGCAACCGCTGACGCTTTCTCTCAGACATGGAAAGCCAACAAGAGGACACCGATGACAGTCGCTCAGGAAGTTCTCAAGAACGTCGCCAAGCATGACAAAGCACTCATCTCCAAGATCCGCAACTGGCTCATCAAACTCCCTTCCTCAACTTACGCCTACAAACGACAAGTTGCGTTCCACAGTGTCACCAACGCAACGATCAAAGACGACATGGGCATCTTCCTCCAGAGAGCGAAACTCCGAGGAGAAGTCACTGACGCAATCTCAATTGTTCAGGAATTAGAAGATGGTCAAACCATGGAACCGGTCACAGTCGCTTCTCTCTTGTTTGACATTCACGAAATGGAAGCAACCGACTTCACCGCCAAGGGCAACATCATTTCATTCACTCTGGACTGCTCAGAATACGGAGTGCCATACTCCAGTTTCCATCACGATGATGTCTGGTACACAGGCAACCGATATCTTGAGAATCAACAGGAAGCAGTCAAGGTCCACGTCACAATCAATCTTGACCTCATCTGCGACGTTCACTTTGAAGCAGAAACAGACAGGGGCAACCGATACGAATACGAATCAACAGTCGCTCAGGAAAGCACAAGCGTTTCAGAAGCAATCAACCGACTGAAAGCAATCTCCTAGAAAGCATTCCCCTCAAGGAGATCACCCAAAGACAGAACACTTTTCCGCTTCCGCTTCTCATCAAACCGTTGACGCTCAGTCAAACCACCCCACACACCGAAATGAACATTGTTCTCCAACGCCCACTCCAAACACTCCGGCTTCACAGAACAATTCTCACAAGCACGCAACGCCAACTTAGGACGAACACCATTAGGAGGAAAGAAAGCATTCACGTCCAACCCACGACACTCAGCCTTCTCTACCCACTCCCCACGAGGGAACGCATAATCAAACTCAAACAGAGGATACGGAACCTCACCACCAAACATAAAAACCAGAATAGACCACCAACCAAACACAAAGAATGATCCCCAAACCCTGAACGCTCCTCTGAACACTGATACTCTGAACATTATGAAACGTTCTTTGCCAACAACAACGATTGAGAAGTACATGAAAGTCATTGATTTCCGGAAGGCTGGGCTTACTTTTGAGGAGATTGCGGAGCGTGTCGGGTATGAGTCTCGCTCTGGAGCGAAGATGGCGTTTGATTCGGCGGTCAAATACTGGGGACATGAGTCGGTGACGGAACTCAGGGTGATTGAGAATGAGCGTGTTGAGGATTTGTGGCGCAGGACATACAAGATGTTGGAGGATCCAACGCTGACGCTTTCTGAGTCTTTGCGGATTATGGAAACGGCGTTGAAGGTTACGGAGTCAAAGCGCAAACTCCATGGACTGGACGCTCCTCGCCAGTTGGAGATCTCTGGGCAGGACGGCGATGAGATCAAAACCGATGTTGGGCAGATCCTGAAGGACCGGCTTCAAGCGCTACATGACCGATATGTTGAATCCACGTCAGAGGAGACTGAGGCGCTCACAGAGGCTGTTGAGACCGATCAGGGTGTAAATACCGCTGAAACACCTCAAAACGCCTCAGAATCGCTTAAAAACGCCTCTAATGAGGACAATATCACCGATATGGAGGTGGATCTGGCGGAGAAGCGCTCAGAGATCGCTGACAGAGCAGATGTTGTGAACGGTTTGAAGATACTCAGGAAGAACGAATGACGAGATTTCTGGGAACGTGCGTGGTTCTGGCTTTCGTAGCGGTCATGACGATCTCGGAAGTCTTTGACATCTCGCTCCTGTACGCATATCCGATCGTCATGTTTGCGCTCGGAGTGATCTGGCTGAGGTACACATGAACGACATTGCTCTCGTCCTCACCGATCCAACGCTGTCAATCATGGATCAGTTGGCTCGGCTACCCAACGAGGAACGACTGGAGATCCTCAACGAAATGGAAGTCAACGATCCGGAGATTCTGAACTCGTGGGAATACTGGGCAAGACCAAAGCAACGAACGCCGGAAGGAGACTGGCGGATCTGGCTGATCCTCGCCGGTCGTGGATTCGGCAAGACCAGAACCGGAGCCGAGTTCATCAGGGAACAAGTCAACCAGAACAGGGCAAAACATATCGCTCTCGTTGGTCCTACAGCGTCAGCGGTCAGGGACACAATGATTGAAGGCGAGTCTGGACTGCTGAAGATCTTCCCCAAAGACGAACGACCACGATATGAACCATCAAAGCGCCGAGTGACTTTCCGAAACGGATCTGTGGCGACCGCCTTTTCAGCGGACGAGCCGGAGAGATTGAGAGGTCCGAATCATGATCTGGCTTGGTGTGATGAGGTCAGTTCGTGGAGGTATCCAACAGCCTATGACATGCTCATGTTGGGACTCAGAATCGGGAAGCACCCCAGAGCGGTCGTGACGACAACGCCGAAACCGGTCAGGATCATCAGGCAACTTCTCGCTATCAATGACGGATCAGTCCACACAACCAGAGGCTCAACCTATGAGAACGAGCAGAATCTGGCTCAGACATTCATGGACGAGATCCTGAAGCGCTACGAAGGAACGAGACTAGGGCGACAGGAACTCCACGCCGAAGTCCTAGATGACGTTGAAGGCGCTCTCTGGGTTCGGGAAGATATTGACCGCCACCGAGTTCACGAACACCCAGACCTCACCAGAATCATCGTCGCCGTTGACCCAGCATCAACCAGCAACAAGTCATCAGCAGAAACAGGAATCGTTGTCGCCGGAGTCAGCGCCGAAGGACACGGATATGTTCTGGACGATAAATCAATCAGGGGAACACCGCTGGAATGGGGAACCGCTGTCGTGTCCGCCTACCACCGAAGCAACGCCGACAGGATCGTCGCCGAATCCAATCAGGGCGGAGAGATGGTCAGTCACACACTCCGAATGATAGATCCGAACCTCCCAATCAAACTCGTTCACGCTTCCAGAGGGAAACAAACCAGAGCCGAACCGGTTTCCAGCCTCTACGAACAAGGCAAAGTCCATCATGTCGGCTTCTTCAGCGACCTTGAGGACCAACTCTGCTCATGGGTTCCTCACGAAGGACCATCACCGGACCGCTTGGACGCTGTTGTCTGGGCGATCACCGAGTTGATGGTTTCTAGAAGAAGGGAAGTCTCAGCGATCGTTCCGGTTTCTTTGGAGCAAAGCAACCCATGGATCCCTCAATGACCTCAGTGACATTTCTGACGAGTTGGTCTAGGGTGTATTCATGACCGATTTGACGAACGACTTTGAGAAGGCTGTCAACTATTCTTCCAACGACTTCAGAGAGATCGGTTCCTCTGGTCTCGTTCAATACGGCGGTGAGGTTCGTCAGGATTTCTTGCGTGCTTTACAAGGGCGCAGAGCCTACGCCAATTACACACAAATGGCAGAGAATGATCCGGTCATCGGTGCGTGCCTTCATGCAATAGAGATGATGATTCGTGGAGTGGACTGGACTGTAGAACCGACAGACACCGAAGATCAGAAGTCAGTTGAAGTCGCCGAGTTCTGTGCGTCGTGCCTCTCTGACATGTCTCAGACTTGGGCGGATACCCTGTCCAATATCATGTCAATGTTGGTCTATGGATTTTCATATCATGAGATCGTTTACAAACGCCGACAGGGAAGAACCGACAAGGCTGAAACGAACTCCAAACACAATGACGGAATGATCGGCTGGCGCAAACTCGCTATCCGTAACCAGAACACAATCCACAAATGGGACATGGACAAACACGGCGGAATCAACGGAGCCTACCAGAGAGACATGTACGCCACGTTCGCCGGATCCAGTCTGGTGTTCCTACCAATAGAGAAGTCGCTCCTGTTCCGCACAACTTCAAAGATGAACAATCCGAACGGTCGCTCAGTTCTCCGGAATGCGTTCGTTCCTTGGTACATGAAATCAAAGATTCAGGAGATAGAAGCAATCGGCGTTGAGCGTGATCTGGCTGGTATGCCAATCGCTCTCGTGCCTCCGCATCTCCTCTCAGACAACGCCACAGCGCAGGAGCAGTCAGCGTTAAGCGCTGTTAAGCAGATCGTCCGCAACATAAAACGTGATGAGCAGGAAGGGATTGTGTTCCCTCTCGCATACGACGAGGACGGAAACCTCGCATATGATCTGAAACTGCTCGCCACTGGCGGTTCACGACAGTTTGACACCTCTGAAATCATCAACAGATACGATCAGAGGATCGCCATGAGCCTCCTTTGTGATTTCATTCTCCTTGGTCATGAGAAAGTCGGGACTCAAGCGCTGTCAGTTTCCAAGATCCAGTTGTTCACTGATTCACTGGACGCTTGGCTGTACGGAATCGCCGAAGTCGTCACGAACTATGGATTCAGCCGACTGTTAAGAATCAACGGCATTTCTGAAGAACTGACACCGACGTTGCGGTATACGCCACCGACAAACATTGACCTTGAAGCCCTGTCCAAGTTCATTCAAAACATCAGCGGAGCCGGAGCGATGCTGTTCCCAGATGAAGGTCTTGAATCATACTTGAGAGAGGTGGCTGGGCTACCAGCGGAATCTGCTGAAGAAGTCTAAGCGTGAAAGTCCGTGTCGCTAAGAGGCGGAGAGTCCCAGACATTCTCCTCAGCCTCCCACACGAACATCACGACAACTGCCACGTCTCCACAAAGCACCACTCCAATGTTGAGAAGAAACGAGAGTCAGGGCAACCAGCGTGGCGGATCGCTGGCATCGGTGACCTGAACCGGAGAGAGAAACAACTAGCGGACCTCATCATGGAATGCTGGGAAGAAACGAAACCTCTGGTGGAGGATCTGGTGACTGAAATGTTCCCGATCGGTCCGGTGACTTCCATGGCGCTCAACGACGAATCCGAATACAATCTCAACGTTCATCTCGTCACAGGAGAATATCAGGAACGATTCAGGGAAGTTCTGCTGGACCAATATCTGGACTCTGGCGAATACTCAATGCGAGAGTTCACAAAGCAGTTGAGCAAAGAATACAAACGATTCCAGAAAGTCACCAAAGCCGATGATTTTCTACCATCAGAAGCAATCATGAGGTTCCGGTTTGACCGGACCAGCCCAACGGCGGAAGCGTATGCGGTCAAGTCGTCGGCGACCATGGTCACGGATCTGGCAGAC